TTTAGCGGCGGCACTAGAACCTTCTACAATAGCTTGAGTTAATTTTTCTAATGATTGTAGGTCACCTAAATATTCTTCTACATAACCACGACCATAATCTTCACCATCTATTTTACTAAAACGTAAAGGAATATAAGGTAAATTATCTTCTTTATACATACCTGCTGTAGGCATTTGTATACCTTTAATATCTTGATATACTTTATAACCATCACAACATCTAGTAATTGCTGTATATAAATCACATTTTTCTGTTATATCTTTTGAATAACCTGATAAAGCTTCTTGCATTTCTTCAGGTAAAGCTTTGTAAGATATAGTTTCTTTTGTAGCTATAGTTATAATATTACCCATTGGGTCTCTTTTTATAACATATCTATCTAAATGAAATACACGTAACCCACCTTCATCAGGCATATAAAGTAAAGCATTACCTGTAACAATAAGATGTTTAAGAGCTTCATGTATACCTACTCTATAAGCTTGAGCAGATACTTCATCCATTAAAGATTCTTCTACTTTTTGTAAAGTAGTTTCTATTTCAGATATAACTTCAGGTGGTGCTCCTTCTTGTGCTAATAAAAATTCATCTATATTTAAACGAAAGAATGGGGCATTAGGAGGAAGTAGGGCAAGTAATAATTTAGATGCGAGGTTATTGACCCCTCTTGCTCCAATGCCCTGAAATGGGGTTTCTAGTCTGCTGTGTGCATTAAACCCATCATCAGGCATTACGTATGGTAATGTTAAACGAGAACAAGTCCTTGCTCTTTCTAAATATTGGTATCTATCGCCTTCACATTTAGTGTATATTTGCTCGGCTGTTTCATTCATATCGTGCATTAGTTATAATCCTCTGTTTCTAATAAAGTGTTTCGTTCTTCTATAGTAATAAAATTATCTATACTATATCCTTTGGTATCCAACCAAGTTTCCCAATCTTGCAAATCAT